CCAATATAAATACTATTGGTACTCAGTTATGGGAAAATGCTGGTGCTTCAGTTGATCCAGGTGGTTACTACTACGTTGCAGCGACTTTTAATGCAACAGGTGGTACAGCAGGTGATATGTCATTTATCATACACTATGTTGTTAACTAAAAAAAATGTAGGGAGCAGTTAATCTGCTCCTTACCTTTAGGAGTTTGATATGCCGTCAGTAGTAGATATTTGTAATGAAGCTATGGATTTGCTTGGTGCAGCAACTATTACTGCATTGACAGAAAACTCTAAAGAAGCACGACTTTGTAACAGAAGATTTGAAACAGTAAGAGATGCCGTTCTTAGAGCACATACTTGGAACGTAGCTATAACAAGAGCAGAGTTAGCGAAAGACAGTAACGCACCTGCATTTGGATTCTCCAGTCAATTTACATTACCAACAGATCCTTATTGTTTAAGGGTTGTATCATTTTGGAACTCTAACGTAAATAATGACATTGCAGCTTACGACAGTAATGTAATGTTTAAGATAGAGGGTAGAAAAGTATTATCGAATGAGGGTAGTTGTTCTATTATTTATATAGGCAGAGTTACAGACACAGAACAGTTTGATCCTTTGCTTAGTAGTACGATTGCACACAGACTTGCATCAGAAACGGCTTATGCAATTACTGGTAGTAATGCTTTAGCTCAATCAATGTATTCTTTATATCAAGCAAGACTAAGTGAAGCTAGGAGCATGGATGCACTAGAGGGTTATCCAGAACAATTACAGGCAGATACTTACACTAACGCAAGGTTCTAATATGGCTAGAGTATCGTCTATTATCACCAATTTCAGAGCAGGTGAGATCTCTCCACGATTAGAAGGCAGGATTGATTTACAGAAATATAATGAAGCTGTAAAAGATCTAACTAATATGATTGTATTTCCACAGGGTGGTACAACACGCAGACCTGGAACATATTACGCAGGAACCACAAAAGATGGTGGTCAGGTAAGATTAATTAACTTCGAGTTTAGTGATACACAAGCCTATGTATTAGAGTTTGGTAATAATTACATACGAGTATTTAAAGATGGTGGCTTAGTTACAGAAGCTACGACAGCAATATCTGCAATAACAAAAGCAAATCCAGCAGTGGTAACATCTAATTCACATGGTTTGAATAATGGTGACAGAGTATTTATTACTGGTGTTGTTGGTATGACAGAGGTGAATAACAGAGAGTTTACAGTTGCAGGCAAAACAACTAATACATTTCAGTTAAGTGGTGTAAACAGTTCAGCTTTTACAACTTATGGAAGTGCAGGAACAGTTGGCAAAATAGTAGAAATAACAACGACTTACACGACAAGCCAGTTATCCAGCATTAACTTTGCACAATCAGCAGATGTTTTGTTTCTTGCACATAATAGTCATCAACCTGCAAAGTTAACAAGAACAAGCCATACATCATGGACATTAACAGATATAGATTTTACTGATGGTCCTTATTTTGATGAAAATGTAACAACAACTACTTTGTATGCTTCAGCAGATAATGGTTCTGTAACAATTACAGCAAGTGCTGATTTATTTGCAAGCACAGATGTTGGTAGATTAATAAGGTTTCGTGAAGTATTAGAGATAACCTATGATGAATGGGCAGCTAGTACAAGTTATGCCAATAATGTTTTTGTAAGATTTAATGGTCATGTATACAAACATACAACTGGTTCTACGCAGACATCAGGTAACACGCCACCAGTACACACATCAGGTACAGAAACATATGGCAGTTTAAATTGGGAATACAGGCATGATGATACAGGGTATGTAAAGATTACAGCATTTACTAATGCAACAACAGTTACAGCATCAGTTCAAACAGATGATGGTGGTATATCTGTTTTACCAGCACAAGTTGTTGGTTCAAGTAATGCGACTGCAAAATGGTCACTAGGTAGTTTTAGTGCGACTACTGGGTTTCCAAGAGCAATAGGTTTCTATGAAGAACGATTATACTTTGCTGGAACTACAAGTCAGCCACAGACTATTTTTGGTAGTGTTTCTGCTGATTTCGAAAACCATACACCTGGAACAGAAGATGATGCAGCCATAAATGTAACCATAGCATCAGACCAAGTAAACGTGATAAAACACTTATTACCAGCTAGATTCTTACAGTTATTAACTACAAGTGCTGAGTTTACGTTATCAGGTGGTGCAGGATCAGAGCCAGTAACACCTACAAATGTTAATGTGCTTAGAGAAACTACGTTTGGTACAGGTACAGTAAAGCCATTGAGAGCAGGTAACAGTACAATATTAATACAAAAGGGTGCAGAAAAAGTAAAAGAGATTACCTTTGATTTAGATACAGATGGATTGTTAGGTGTTGATTTAACTGTATTGGCAGATCATTTGGCTAGAGGTGGCTTAACTGATATGGTTTGGCAACAAGAGCCTGAGTTATTATTATGGTTTGTTCACAGTGATGGCAGGCTTATTGGATTAACTTATGATAGAGCTAACGCTACAGTGGGTTGGCATGAGCACAGTTTAGGTGGCAGTGGCATAGTAGAAAGTATTACAGCTATACCTAGTGGTGCAGAAGATCAGGTTTATCTAAGTGTAAAGAGAACAATTAACAGTGCGACTGTAAGACATATAGTTTTTCTCAAGTCATTATATTTTAATGATGATGTAGAAGATGCTTTCTTTGTTGATAGTGGATTGACATATAGTGGCAGTGCAACAACATCTATTACAGGCTTAAATCATCTCGAAGGTGTGACAGTAACCATTTTAGCTGATGGTTCTGCACACGCTGACAAAACAGTGAGTGGTGGTGCAATTACCTTAGATAGAAGTGCATCAAAGGTTCACATTGGTTATGGGTATACATCATCATTAGAAACATTGCGTATGGAAGCAGGTGCAGAAGATGGTATTGCCCAAGGCAAGATAAAGAGAATACATGGTGTTACGGCTAGATTCTTTCAGACAGTTGGTGCAGAATTAGGTCCAGATACAGATAATCTTGACAGATTGCCATTTAGAGATAGTAGTATGAATATGGATGAAGCCGTACCATTATTTACTGGGGATAAAGAAATATCTTTCCCATCAGGGTATGATAATGATGCAAAGATTGTTATAAGACAGACACAGCCGTTGCCTATGACAATATTAGCTATTATGAGAAGGTCTAATACATTTGATGCTTAAGATAAAAAATTTTGAAAAAGAAGATTTAGAAATGATAGAAACTAATTTTCATTTTCCAGAAAGCTCAAAAGCAGCTATGATGAAAGAAAGTTGCATAAGTGCATACACAGCATTGCTAGAAAGTAAGGTATTTATGATTGGTGGTGTATATGGGTTGTGGAAAGATGTAGGCGAAGCATGGTTTGTTATGTCAAGTATTGCCTATGACAAGCCTTTTGCAGCAGCCAAATACTCCAGTATATTATTAGATCATGTTCAAGATAACGCTAAGTTAAAACGTATTCAGGCAAGTGTGCACAGTAACGATAAGCAAGCTATAAGATATGTAGAGTGGCTAGGGTTTGAGAATGAAGGTTTAATGAAGAAGTATGGTCCTGATGGTTCGGACTATTATCGTTTTGCGAGGGTGGCATAATGAGTGATCAAGCAGCAGCATCTACTGGTATAACTGCAATCATGGGATTTAAAGCAAGTCAAGCAGCAGCTAAAAACGCTAGGTTGACTGCTGAGTATAATGCTAAAATTGCTGAAAATGAAAAAGTTTTATTACAGCGTTCTGCAAGAGATGAGCAAGTTAAACTTAGAGAAGGTTCAGATAAACTTGTTTCAGCACAAAGAGTATCTGCTGCTAAATCAGGAGTTGTCGTAGGCACTGGTAGTAATTTGCTTGCATTAAGAGATACCTTTATGAAAACA